GGTCGCATTGCGCCGCGCGGTGCAATCAACGCACGACGGGCGGTCTCGGCGGCGGCGCGGTCCATTGTGCTATCGGTGATCTTGGTCCCTCGCGCCGCGACGTAATAAGCGGCGGGCAAATTGGGTGTCGTGTACTGCTCGATGGTCAGCTCGGCGGCGGGGAAAGTCTCGATGGTGTATCGTTCCATTGTGTTGTCTCCTGTTATCGGGCCGGGAATGGCCCAGGCGCATGTTATCGCACGGGATCGCATAGGGTGCAAGGCTCAAAGGCGCACGGCGTCAGAGCTCGAGGGGCGGGCGCTGGCCGGGATCCGGGATCCGGGCCGGGCGGGCCGGGAAACGCGGCTCACGGCTCACGGTACGCGGCGCACGGTACGTTTGAGCGGTGGGCGGGCGGCGGGCCGGGGTTTGATTAACTGTCGCAACGCGCAAACGAAAGCCGCCCGGCGCGGGACCGGGCGGCTCGAGGTACAAGGCGGGGAATAGTTATGCGGCGACAGCGTCCGCTTTCCGCTTGTGCACGCCATGAGCGGGAAATCCCACTATAACGCGGCGCGATTGTTGGGCGCATAGCTGGCAATCGGCGCAATTAGTGTCGCGATAAGTTGCCGGACATTGTGCAACCGGGCGGCCCGCCGGGGTGGTGGTTCTGCGAGCGTTAAAAGCGGCGGGCAATACAACCGCAACCGGGCCGATATCGAGCGCCGCTAGTTCGTCCGCGTGCTCGAGGTTGTTCGCCGACAGGTTAACGGTGAACCCGGCGGCGTTCGCTTTGCGGATTGCGGCGGCGTTACGCTTCCGGGCCGGGCTGTAATGGGTGAACGTAAAACCGCGCTTTCCATCGTTTGCCGCGACGATAGCGGCAAGCCCAGCGGAGTCGATCCGCTCCCCGTCGCCGGGTAGGTCGCCCGCTTGGTTGTGTCGCCAGAATTGCCCGGCGGGAAGCGCTGCAACGTCCGCGCAGAATTCCTCGAGCGTGCCGCCGCGCTCGCCCCGGGTTACTTCGTCCCACCGGCCCTTGAGCGGGTAGCCGTCGGCATAACAGCCCGCGCCCTTAAACGGGCACGCCTCCGGGCATGTTTCGGCGCTGGTAGTGCTAACGGGAATTCGGCCGGTTTTCTTATTGCGCGATTTACGGGTGAGAGAATAGTTCGCCATTGATTCGACTCCTTGTGTTATAGGACTTGTCTTATACCGCCGCGCCTATCATAGCGCAATAAAAAAAACGCCCGGCACGGAGCCGGGCGCTTCTGTTGGTGGTGTTCGGGCAGACTAAACGGACAAAAGCTCGAGCGCTTTAGTGTGCGCCTTAGTTTTAAGCTTGCCACCCGTGCCGTCGCCGAAAAGATTCGACGCAATGCCATGATCCGCGCCCCGGTTTTTAGTCGGGCGCTGATCGGCCAGCCAAGTGACGGTATTTAGCGCACCCCATAAGGTGCCGCGTGCCGACTCCATATCATGGCCCGGGTTGATACCGGGGGCCGGAGCGTTTGCAACGTCGGCGGGAAGATCAACGGCGACGCCCCGGGCGATCTGATCCAGTCGATCAGATACATAAAGCGCAACGTCCGCAGCGTTATCCTTCCCAACCGGGACGAAGTCCTGACCGCGATGGAACGCCATCGCCCGGCGCACCGCCACGCTATGAAGGACGCGCCCGGAGTCGTCGGTCTTTTCCTTACCGCCGAACACGCCCCGGAAATACTCGAGCAACTCGGCGTCGGTCATAGCGCGGGACGCCATGCGGCGGGCGCTATTAGCGAACACGCCGAACTTATCGGCGTTGAGGCCCAGCGCGGTTTCAACCGCGTCCGGGTCAAACGACACCCGGTGATCGTGGCGCTCACAATCGGTTCCCTCGGCAAGCGCGGCGGTCAGAGTGTTATTGCAGACCACCCGGGTATTCACGGCGGTAAACAAGTTGGCCTCGCGCCCGGTGTGGGAAAGGCTGAACAGGGGCCGCGACGTAATCCGGTCCTCGCCCGGCAAGACGGCGTCGGCATCGGCCTCGAGCTGCACCCATATTTTGGCCCCGCCGAACAAAGCCCCGGCGGTCACAATCTTATAACCGTGACGGCGGCGGATGTTATCGGCAAGGTCGAGCGCCTCGGCGTTCTGAACAGGACGCCATTGTCCGGCGATGTACGGTCCGACCACAGCCCCGGTGTCGGTCCGGGCAATGTGAAACGAGTCATCAATTGCCGTGCCGTCCGCTTTGTGGTTTGGCGAAACCTCGATCTCGTAATTCAGGCCAGCAGCCTCCGCCCAGATATCGATGTCCGCGCTGGGAGCGACAATCTGCGGGCGGGTCTCATTGGCATGCCACGGCGGTTGATCGCCGATTAGGTAGGCCATTGCGACGCGACCATCTGCGGTAATATCAAGTTCATGTGCCATTGGTTTGTCTCCTTGTTGACATGCGGCGGAAGTGCCGCACCCATGTTCTCGCACATAACCGCATGCCGCACAACCCCTCTTCTCAATAAAANANGCGCCGCTCGAGGCGGCGCTAGTTCTCACACAAGGAAACGGGTTGTTATCGGCGTCTGCGACGGCGGACCGGGCGGNTNTTAGCCCGGCGGGCTAGATCATCATANTCNGAGCCGTANAGCAGGCGNCCNATTAACGTAAATAAAAACATGCGTCCNTCCTTTCTTAGAACAGGTTGAAGGTAAGGTCATACAGGTACAGGTACGACACAAAAGCGACCGCGGAGAATAGGATTGTCACGATATTTTGCAGCCGTTCAACGGCGCAAAGAGGAAGGGGTTCTTTCATCGGGCCATCCACTCTTCAAATGTGGGGAGGGGCGCTCCATTGCGGGTGATGTCGCCGCCTTTTCCATCGTCGGCGCAGTGCAGGAAGATTTCGAACTCGTCTTCGAGCGTACCGCGTTGCCTAGTCTGCCAGTTGGCGTGGGGGGTAAGATTTGTCATGTCCTGACTCCTTTGTTAGTGGGACTATGCGTTTTTATCGGACCCCGGTCCAAAGATCAACCGAAAAATATTCGCCCAGTTTACAGGCTCCTCCTCGAGCACTGCCGGGTTGACCTTATCCAGACCCTCCATTCGGAGATCGACGGCCTGCCGGGCAGGGTACAAGTAGACTTGGGCGGGATCGGTCATTACCCGCTGCCGCTTTACCAGTATCCAGCAGGACGCGTGCTGGTGCTTAGTCAGGAAGGACACCTGATGCGGGCGGAGCTCTACCGCATGGTTTGTGGTTGCTTTGAGTTCTATAAGATGAAGACCGCCTTCGGCGTCACAGATCATCAGATCGGGAACTCCCGGCATCGCCCACGTTTCTATCCTCGTCGGGATCAACTTGGTCGAGTACCTCTTCATCGCCTCCTTCACCTGACGATAGAATCCGCTTTCTCGCTTTAGAGCGGTTTGAGGCATTTGGTTCGGACTCCGGGGTAACATCGATGGTGATCGGGGCATAGCTCTGTTTAATCTCCTCCAAGGCCCGCATGACTTCGTCCTTCGACATCGAGTCAATGCTGCCATGTCTGATCTCAGACTTACTAACGTAAATATCTCCCTGCGCCTGACCGCGCCGATACTCGGCCTGTACCGCCGCGCTATAAGCGCCGCTCTGCAAGGCCATGTCCCGGATGGTCTGAAGATCACGAAGGTGGCGGCGGTAGCTCACGCCATACTTCTCATCAAGCTCGGCCCGGTATTCACGGATTGCCTTGCAGACATGCGGGGAGATGTGGGGGTTGGTGAGCTCATAAGCTCGGGTATGGGAAGCGCCCGCGCTGTACCCCGCATTGATGGCCGCCTCACGCATTGTGATCTGGCCGTCCTTGGAAACAAGCTCCTTCACGAAGAGCTCCTGTTTCCGGGTCAGAGGGCGGTCAATAAGATCTCGGCTCTTGGCCTTGTGAGGTCGGTTTTTCATCAGCATCCTGTGGGCAGTTAATTGGCGTACATCCTATACCAAGCCCCGTCCCGGTGTATATACTCTGGAAATTTAAAAGTATTTTTTTTCGGCTCAGATGCCATTAAGCCCGATTTGGGTTCTACATATGGTTACATTATTGTATTCAAGGTGTAACCGTTAATATGTACCCTAAGAATCTATATATTCTATACAGTTACCTATACTGGTTACACGGTTACACTGGTTACGGGTAGTTTATGAAAAAATAAAAAAAATAATCTCAGAGCCCTATATAACCGTTACCGTTTTTTGTAACCCGGCTCGAGGAGCCCTGTTTTGGGCTTAACCCTTTGACCCTGTTTACTTTTCCTGTTTTTGGAACTACTCGGAAGAACCGTGGGCCGTGATTGTCGGTACTTTTTCTGCTGACTAACGTATGGCGACGCGCTCTCGGCGGCACCGTATTATTTAGAATAATTCCATGTGTTGGGGTCAGGGGGTTTTATGTTGCACTGCACCATAGAAGAGCTTATATCATTATAGAAGGAGATTACTGACATGCTTTTT